TGCGTTAACGTCTATGAATCTCACCATCAAGAGATTAATGAGTCAATGGATCAGTTGGCAAGCGAACACGCAGACACCCTGTTTCTTATTAGCGCTGGCCCGATGTCCGAAGCTATAATTCACATACTATACCGCAAGAATCCAAACAATAGATACATTGACGTCGGCAGCTCTATAGATGAACTTGTTCACGGCAGAAAGACCAGACCTTACATGCTCGAAGGGACTCAATATTCCACGGAGCCTGTACAGTGGAATATTTAACATGAAGCTGATAGCTCACCGAGGCAATATAAACGGTCCAAATGCCAAAGAAGAAAACCATCCTGATTACATAAACAAAACTATAAAATTAGGATACGACGTCGAAATCGATGTCTGGTTCACTGACAACAATTGGTATCTAGGTCATGACAACCCCATATATAAAATAAAATATGATTTTTTACTAAATCCTAGATTTTGGATACATGCAAAAAACGGAGAAGCGTTTAACGTCCTGTTGGAAAACAAAAAATTAAATGTATTTTGGCACACTACGGAAGATTGGGTTCTTACAAGTAAACAGTATGTATGGACATATCCAAACAAAAAATTATTTGCAAATAGTATTTGCGTTTTGCCAGAATCAGGCTATTTAGGAGACATTAAAAAGTGTCATGGAATATGTAGCGATTTTCTAAATCATTATTTAAAAAATTATAAAAAATAAAAAAATATACATTGAAATCGGTTCAAATACTGGAACCGATACTGATAAATTTGTTTCCAATGATTCAATGCTTTATTGTTTTGAACCAGCAATGGAATTAGCATTTAAGCTTTGGCGAAAATATAAAAATAACGATAACGTTATAATATTACCGTTTGCCATAGATATAGAAAATGCTATTAAAAAATTTAATATCGCTGGCACAGCTAACTGGGGGTGCAGCAGTTTAAATAATTTTGCACCAGATATTAAATCTAAATGGCCTAATAGACGAGATTTCATGTTTACAAATTCCTATTTGGTCCCAACAATAACATTATATGATTTTATTAATTTATATAAGATTGAAAAAATTGATTTCTTGTGGATAGATGCACAAGGTCATGATTTTAACGTAATAAAATCTTTAAAAGATAAAATCTCTATTGTAAAAGAAGGAAAATGTGAAGCCGCTTATAACGTTTCATTATACGACAGTGTTGATAATAACCATAAAAGTATTACAGATTATTTAGAACTTAACAATTTTACAACAAAAATAGAATTTGACAAAAGCGACTTAAATGCTGAATGCGATATTATCTTTAAACAAAAAATATAATATGAATAAAATCTTTTTAGCTGGACACAATGGCATGGTTGGTTCTTCAATAATCAGAGGCATTAATCAACCGATCTTAACAAGAGAAAAACGAGAACTAAACCTGCTTGATCAATCCGCTGTAGAGAAATTTTTCTCGGAAGAAAAACCCGATCAAGTCATTATTGCCGCAGCCAGAGTTGGAGGAATAAAAGCCAACAATGAGTACAGGGCGAATTTCATTTATGAGAATCTACAGATTCAAAACAACCTGATTCACTCATCGTATAAGCACAACGTCAAAAAGCTCCTTTTTCTTGGCAGCTCTTGTGTTTACCCTAAATTATCAGCTCAGCCCATAAGAGAAGAATTTCTACTGTCATCCGCCCTCGAATACACAAATGAACCTTATGCAATAGCTAAGATAGCTGGGATAAAAATGTGCGAAAGCTACTACAAGCAATACGGCTGTAATTTTATATCCGTAATGCCAACGAATTTATACGGCCCCAATGATAATTTTAACTTAAACAACGCCCACGTTTTACCCGCTCTCTTAAGGAAGTTCCACGAAGCCAAGATAAATAACTTACCAGAAGTCGAAGTATGGGGAACAGGAAAAGCAAAAAGAGAATTTATGCACGTAGACGACATGGCCGAAGCCTGCCTATATGTGTTGAGAAACGTAGAAGCAGAAGATATTTACGGACAGGGTATTTCTCAAATAAATATCGGAACTGGCGAGGACTTAACTATTCTAGAACTCGCCGAAAAGATATCAGCCGTCACAGAGTATAAAGGCAGCATAAAATTCCTAACAGACAAGCCGGATGGAACCCCAAGGAAGCTTTTGGACGTAAGCAGACTAAAAGACAAAGGCTGGGCGTCAAAAATAAAACTAAATGAAGGCTTAACAGATACATATAATTGGTATAAGGAAAATTACATAAACAGCATTAGCTAATATGTCTAAAAAAATAATAATCACAGGCGTTTCAGGACAAGACGGATCCTACATGGCGGACTTTATTCTTAACAATACTGACCTTAATGTTTTTGGAATGGTAAGAAGAGCCTCCAAACCGGACTACTCAAATCTAAAAAACGCCCTAAAAAGCAGCAGGTTCAAGCTCGTTACTGGAGATTTGTCAGATTCACAATCTATAGAAAATTTAGTTAGAGAAATCAATCCTGACTACTTCATCAACTTAGCAGCTCAGTCTTTTGTCGGGGCTAGCTGGCAAATTCCAGAGCAGACATTCGACGTCACGGCTGTTGGCGTGCTTAGATGCCTAGAAGCTATTAGAAAATTCTCCCCAAAATGTAGGTTTTATTCTGCTGGGTCAAGCGAAGAAATGGGCGACGTCACTTACTCTCCCCAAGACCTAAACCACCCCATAAGACCAAGAAGCCCGTACGGAGCTGCAAAGGCGGCGGCTAGGCACCTAACAAAAGTCTACAAAGAGTCGTACAACCTCTACGCGGTCCATTCAATTCTTTACAATCACGAATCAGAAAGAAGAGGCGAAGAGTTCGTAACTAGAAAAATAAGCAAAGGAGTAGCCAGAATTCTTACGTCAATAAAAAGAGACAGGGCCTTCAAGCCTATTGAGTTAGGTAACGTAGACGCAAAAAGAGACTGGTCTCACGCAAAAGACTTTGTTCGCGGAATTTGGATAATGATGAATCAGGAAAAGGCAAAAGAATATCTCCTGTCATCAAACGAAACCCACTCAATAAGAGAGTTCGTTGAGAAGGCTTTCTTATGCGCTGGCATCTCAGGGTTATGGCACGGAGAAAGAGAAGGTGAAGAATTCTCGATTTCTCAGTCTTACGGAAACACAGTCAACCCGTCCTCTTCCGTCTTAGTTAAAATAAACCCAGAGTTCTATCGACCAGCGGAAGTAGCCCTACTTCATGGAGACAGTTCCCTCGCTAGAAAAGAATTAGGGTGGCAACCTGAGATTTCATTTGACAAACTCGTTGAGCTTATGGTACTATCAGATATAGATGAAGCTCAAAAAAGCGAAGAATAAGAATATCGAGTTGGTTAAAAAGTTCGTAAACTACTCGGAACTCAAAAGAGCAGATTGGCCCAGAGAGATTAAACTCGCCAAAACCCTCCTTGAGAATTCTGGAGACTTTTTCGTTAAAGCCTACCTAAGCTTTAAACTCAACTCCCTAGCTTGGTTCCTTACGGAGGATGGTAAAAAATACGTCTTCGAAGAGAAACTAAGGCTTTCATTAAATTTCAAGCCAACTGAAACGGTCATACTTAGCGACGAAAAAGTAGGCGAAAGCCTAAGCCTTCCGAAAAAACCCAGAAACCTTAAAGAATTCTTAAATTATGGCAAAAGCAAAGACTGAAGAACCCGTAGTCACCCCATTCGATCAAATCCAAGCGTATCTCAAGCAGAATAAAGATGACCACTACGCCTTCGAAGAGAACCCCGATTACGTTGTTTCTAGCGGAAGTCTGATTCTTGACATAGAAATGGGCGGCGGAATTCGGCCCGGAATTGTCCGACTATCGGGCCTTACTGAGGGAGGCAAGACCAGCTGCGCGTTATCTTTTGCAAAAAACTTCCAAGAAACGGTTAAGAACTCCTTCGTTCTTTTTATCAAAGCCGAGGGTCGCCTCTCTAAAGATATAATCGACCGCTCGGGAGTTAGTACGGACGAAGACAAGTGGGCAGTTTATCCTTGCAATATTTACGAGTCCGTCAATACAATGATCAAGACTCTAGTAAAGAACAACCCGAACAACACCCGTTACCTATTTGTAATTGACAGCATGGACGCCCTTGTCCCTAGAGGCGACATGGATAGACCGTTTGAAGAAGCCAATAAAGTCGCTGGCGGTTCCTTACTTTCTTCCGACTTCTTAAGAAAGATGGCCCTAGCCCTTTCGACTAGAGGACACATTTGCATAATGATTAGTCAGGTAAGAAGCACTGTCTCTATCAATCCTTACGCAAAGACCGATCCTAAAGTCACCAACGCCTCTGGCGGAAATGCTCTCCTGCATTACTCGGATTGGATTCTCGAATTCCAGCAGAGACACAAAGCCGATCTGCTCACTAACAAAGTGAATGGCAAAGACGAAATCGTAGGTCACACTTGCAAGATCGTCTTCAAAAAAACTCCAAACGAAAAGACCAACAAAGAAGTCCGATACCCTATTAAGTATGGAAGAAAAAATGGACAAAGCGTGTGGGTTGAACAGGAAATTACCGACGTCTTATTAATGTTTGAACTTATTGTTGCCAAGGGTGCGTGGATAACTGTTTCGGAAGAGCTGATTGCTGAGCTTAAAAAGGCAGGTATGGAAATGGATAAGCAGCATCAAGGTATGGATAACTTCAGAACCTATCTTGAGTCGAAGCCTGAAATCACTCAATACCTTTTTGATAAATTCAAAAAAGCACTTAAGAAGTGAGGCTTTACGACATAAACGGTCGCCTTAAAAAAAAGGTAGTGTCTCAATACTTAATAGACTGGGATGGCAAATCCAGATCTAAAATACAATTTAACACTAAGCAGTTCTTAAAGCCCCATTGGAGAGCCAGCATCGTATACGAGGAGTTTCCCGTATACGGCAGCTTGATGAAAGTAGACATTTTAAACGTCTCTAGAAAAATAGCCGTAGAAGTAAATGGCAAACAGCACGATAAATTTAATAAGTTCTTTCATGCTAATTCTAGAGTTAAGTTTTTAGAATCAATTAAAAGAGACATAGTCAAGAGAGAATGGCTTGAG